CTCCTGGTAAAATGATTCGACTTTATAAAGCCTTCGATAATGATGGCCAAATGAGAGGTAATGGTTATCAGGATCTTCGTTCTATAATTCCTGGTAGTTTGAGGATGTTGGAGACTCGGCTAGAATGTGATGATCGAGTTGGGACTGTTGATTTTACTTATAGTCCGCTTCAGCTTTTCGATTTTTTAAAGATTGGTACATCTGGAGGTATTATGAGCAGTAAATCTACATCGTTTGTAGAGGATGGTGTAAAGTATCTAGTTAAAAATTCTGGAGATAAGATTCATCATATAGAAGCTTGTATTCGTAATTATCATACTATTATGATTTGTTGGGCTAAAGATGAGAAGGTGATATTTCAACCTATATGTATAACAAAACTCAAAGGTGAGTTCAAGTATGGTCATAATAAAACTATAGAACAACTTTGGAATATGATGTTTGCTAATCGAGAGTTTTTTATTCCTGATGTAACTATGGTGTTACTTTCTTCTATATTGCAGAAGGATCGGATGTATTTTGAGCGAGGTAATGTTATTCGAATAGGTATGAAATTTTGGTACGGTGGAGCTTATGATGTTGCTCGTTACCTTAACTTTGATAATACGGGTATTTTTTGGGCTGATGGTGATATAGAAGCTCTTGATAAAAAGATAAAGGATTGGGAGTTGTATCTTTATGTTGCCGGTAATACACGATATTATAACTGGAAAAAATTGAATCGTTCTCAGCGTCGATTTCTTGAGAAGTTAATAAAGAAATTGATGTATTTTATATCTAATAAGGTTGTTCTTCATGCTGGTTCGTTTTGGAGATTTATGACAGGAGTTATGTATTCTGGAGGGTTGGAAACGTCTCATGGTGATAGTTGGATAATGGCTTTAATCTTTTTTTTATATATAAATTCTGTTATGGTAAATCATCCTGCTCTTTCTCATGTTATTTATGAGCAAGTTATGTTATGTTATATTGCTATAATAGTATATGGTGATGACCATGTCTGGTGTTGTCCAAAATTTCTTCGCCAGATAATAAATGTTCGAGGCTTTCGTGATTTTTTGAATAAGTATTGTGATATGAACCTTCGGGATTATAAGGAGTACGATGATTTTTTGAGTATTCCTGATAGATATACTGGAGGCCTTATACGAGAGGGACCTAAATTTTTGAAGCGTTATTTTATTGCTAATGATTTAGGAAATGGCATGGCTCCTGTCTTGCCTTATAAGCCCCTCTTTGAACCGATGTTACGTCTTTTTTCTGATTCTGAAGGATATTATGAAATTTTTCCTGTTAAAGCTATAGGAATGGTCTGGGATACTATGGGAACTAATCCTTACCATTATGAACTTATTAAGGAGTTCTATGATCGATTAATGTATGGTACTCTTCGAACTCCTTATGAGATGTATCAGCAAGCTATTACTGGAGTTGACGGTCGACTAAAGATTAATAAGATGGTCCGTAGAGTAGGTCTTAGTCCAGAGCAGATGTTTGGTAGTTTTCCTACCTTGGACACCTTACAAGAGCGTCATAAATATGATAAACAACAGAATGCCTTTGGTGGAAAAGGTGACTGGATGTATTCCATGCGCATGGATTTTGGGTTGATTGCGTTTGATGAAGTATTTCACAAATACTGGTAGTTTCCTACCCTAACTGGTTTCCAGGTTAGTACGGAAAAAAAAAAAAAACACGCG